ATCCCCCGGTGGGCCGAATATGTCCGGGATGCCCGGTGGCGGCGGTGCAGGGTCGAGTGTCGAAAGTGACGCGATAGCCATTATCGAGCTGAAAGAGCAGATCAGGGGCAAGCTGGCCCGCGCTATGGCAGAGCGTGACCGTATCACGGCGTACCTTGACGGCGTGGACGATGCACAGTTGCGGCTCATTATGCACTTGCGCTTTGTGGACGGCCTGTCGTGGGCGCAGGTGGGCGCAAGCGTGGGCGCGGGATACACCGGCGATGCCTGCCGTATGGCCTGCAAGCGCTATTTAGCAAAAACCGTATAGAAAAAAGCGAACAAAACGAACAATTCAACGTAAAATATTGATTGTTCGCTCCCATGCGCGTATTATGTATTTGCGGGTTTAGGGCGAGGGAGTTCTGGGCGCTCCCTCGCTCGTGCTTTCCCCGCTGTCACCTCCAAACGCCGCTGCGTGAATAAGCGCGGCGGCGTTCGTGTTTGCGCCGAGGTGGCAAAAGCCCTATACGCCAGGTGCGCCTCTCACGCCCGGCGCTGTGCAGGCCCTTGACCCCTGCACTAAATTTGCCGTGATAGCCACAGGGCGCTACGCTCCCAAAAGCGTGGTAGGGTGCAAGACCTTTACACGGCGCCATTAGGCCATTGCCGTCGTCCGGCCATTGCGGCGGCACAAGTGATCTGCACCTTCCCAGTGATGGCAAATTGCGGTTTGCGAATCATTCACGCGGTTCCACCGCTGGCGGTTTCGATCAGTGGCCTATTTATATTGCACAGTAGAGCACTGGTAGCTCGGCAGGTTCATACCCTGCAAGTATCTGGTTCGATTCCAGCCTGTGCAACCATGCGAGGCTTGAGGGCATTTCACCTCGCGGCGCGTCCACGGCAAAACGGGCTTTTTCTCCTTTCCCCGTATGACGCGCCTAATTTTGGAATCGCGGCGTATTTCTACGGAGTGCGCCTGATTTTGGTTATTATCGCGGTTCGCCGCGAGGGCCGACGCCGGTACTGCCGCCGTTGACCCGCCCCTATATTACGCGCCACAGTGTCACAACTGCGGCGCATTTTTATTGCTTTCCCGGAGGTCTACGGTGTACCGCACAGAGCGCAACTATGAAAATCTCAATAAGGGCATTTTCCCCGGCGCTGGGCGGTTCGACATCCCCATCCTGCGGCCCGAATTGACAACGGCTGAAAACTGGATAAGTTTCAACTACGCCAAAGGGTGCGAGGAGCCGTCAGAGCATGGCGTTCACTTTTTCGTTGACGATTACCAGTTCAACCGCATCTGGGCGCATCCCGATAACTACCTCGGCATGATGGCGCGGTTCGATACCGTATGTACCCCCGATTTCAGCACATATACAGATTTTCCCCGCATTATCCAGATTTACAACCATTACCGCAAGCACTGGCTGGGTGCCTATTGGCAGGCCCACGGCATCAAGGTCATTCCGACCATCTCATGGAGTACGCCGGATAGCTTTGCATGGTGTTTTGACGGTGAGCCGGTGGGCGGCGCGGTGGCCGTGTCGAGCGTCGGCACTCAGGCAAGCCCCGAATCGGCAGACTTGTTCATGGCCGGGTACAATGAGATGCTACGGCGCTTACAGCCCGCGCAGATCATCTTCTATGGCAAGATGCCCGCCGGGTGCGAGGGAAACATTTTTCACGTTACAGCGTTTCAAGAAAAGCTCAAGGCGCGAGTAAAGGGCAAGAAAGAGACGTGCAATGCACAGGAGGATAGCGCATAATGGGCGGTAGAGGTTCCGGCAGCAGCCTTGGCGGTGGTGCAAGTTTAAGAAACTTAAAAGCGCAAGAAAAAAAGCTTGATGCACAAATTGACAAACTGAAGAAAAAGTTGGCAGATTACGCATCAAAAAATCCTGCGTGGAATATGCCAAGCGGATATTACGATGTACAAAGAAAAAGACAGGCGCTTGAGGAACAGCGGCGAGCGATTACCAATAAAATAGTGACCGCAAGCAAAGGTACGCCCGATGCAAAAACAAGTGGAAAAACATTCGTAAATTCTTTTGGAGAAGCCACAAAAAGAGAAATCACTACCTCAACGTACAAAAATAACCAAGCAAAGCTCAGCAAGGAAATCATGGGACTTGTCGGTGGCGCGGCCAAAAGCAAAAAGGGGCATCCCAGATGACTGATTCGCAAATTTAATATACTAAGCGCTGAAATTTCAAAACTGACATTGTGGCGCTTTTTTATTTACAAAATCAGCGCATAGCGCTATAATGGAGGTTGAACATGGGCGGCAGAGGCGGTAAAGGCAATGTCAACGGTTTTATCGACTGGCTGAGTAAAGAGGGCAAGGGCGGCGGTTCGCCGCATCCGCTTGATATTTCCAAATTCAGCAACATGAGCCTTGAGGATGCAGAACGTCGCATCCGCAATCTGAAACATGAGGAGCTTTTCGTTTTTGACAAAGACGGTAAGTTGATCGAGGCATACAAGGGCAGTGCAACGTCCGTATCGTTCCCGATGTCTGTTTTGGATTATAAAGGCGCAACTGTCACGCACGGACACCCCAAAGGCGCGGCAGATTTCGGCGGCACATTTTCTTTTGCCGACATCAAAAACATGCTGGAGTCCAAATGGGCGGAACACCGTGCCACGGCCAGCGGCCAAGGCGAGATGAACTACATCATGCGTAAGGGGCAGGGCGCAAAACCTAAAGCCTTTTATAACCAGATCAACCGAGACTATAAGCAGATTGAGCGTTATTTGTCTGATCGCTATACAAAAGCGTATGATGACGCGCTCAAAGACGGCAAGAGCAAGCAATCCGCCATACACATGGCCCGCCAGATGGCCGTTGGCTATCTCAACGACTACTGGCGACGCACGGCTCCCAAGTTTGGCTATGAGTTTATCACCCGCAAAAAGGATTACACCTACAACCGCTAATTTCGATGAATTGAGAGGAGATTCGACATGGCAAAGCAGAGAACTATTGAAACTGATGGCAGCTTTTTTGATGACCTGCGCAGCATGGAGCGCCGCATCCTGACGGAGCGGGGCGACACTGAGGCACTTGCCATTCTCGATGCCGAAGATGCCGAGGCAAATGCCGAAGATGACGCAGACGACGAATAATTTCATCGCAAAGTAACTGAATACCCCTTAGCACTCAGCGCTGAAATGCGCCGGGTGCTTTTTTATTTTTACTGATAGGAGGTGGCAGCAGATGCCCGAAAATACCGAGGCTATGCCGGAGATCAGCGCAAGCCCCGCGCCGCAAGACGCGAATCCCGCCGACACCGGCGAGAAAAAGCAGAAAAAGCCTCGCAATACGTCCGGGATGAAACCGCCACTGAATCAGCTCCCCCCGGAGGAGGCGTTCGCCATTCGCTCAAAAGGCGGTAAGGCAGCGGCTAAAAAGCGCCGGGAGGAGAAGCTGGTAAAGGATGCCCTGCTGAACCTGCTGACAAAACCCCAGCACAAGAAAAAGGGCGGCAAGGCCCACTACAAGGCCAGCGCCGAGTTGACGAGCTATGATGACGTGTTCTCTGAGAATACGACCCTCATGGTGCAGATGCTCATTCCCCTTATCCAATCTGCCATCAACGGCAACATCGACTCCCTGTTCGCCATTCTGCGCGTTCTAGGGCAGGAACCGGGCACCCCCGGCCAGTTTGGCGTTGACGAGTTTACCCCGCCTGAGCCACCCACAGAGGGCGCAGACAGCCCCGGCAAGTCCGCGCCTGCCGATGACCCTAATGCGGTGCGCATCCACCTGATACGCGGCGAGAAGCCCGCCCCCGTGGCTGAGGGCGATGTCCCGGCAGTGGAGCAAGCTGACGCCGATCAGGCAGGCACGGCTACACCCACCAGCGCCCCTGCCGATGGGGAGGCGGCGCCCGATGCCTGATGTTTACATCGAAGATGTCATCGCGCCCAACTATGACGAACTGCTGGATGATGTTCTCGATCATCGGCACTCGCAATATCTCCTCAAGGGCGGGCGCGGTTCGCTGAAATCGTCCTTTATCGGCTTTGCTATCCCGCTGATTATGGTTCAGCCGGGAAACGAGGCTTGCAATGCGGTCATATTCCGTAAGACTGCCAACACCTTGCGCGATTCCGTTTACAGCCAGATGGTCTTTGCCATTGACAAGCTGGGCCTTGACAGCGAATTTATCTGTCATGTTTCCCCCATGAGTATCACCCGGAAAAGCACCGGGCAGACGATTCTTTTTCGCGGTCTTGATGACCCGATGAAGCTGAAATCGTTGAAATTCCCCAAAGGGTACTGCGCCATCACATGGTTTGAAGAAGCGGACATGTTCGATGGGATGAAAGAAATCCGAAACGTGCTGCAATCTACCAACCGTGGCGGCTCTAAGTTTTGGATCTTCATGTCGTTCAACCCGCCCATCACCCTGAACAACTTTATGAATCAGGAGGCGCTTGTCCAGCGCCCCGATAGGCTGGTTCATTCCAGCACTTATCTGACCGTGCCGCCTGAATGGCTCGGTCAGATGTTCTTTGATGATGCGGAGCTGTTGCGGCAAACCAACCCCCGCGCCTATGAACATGAGTATCTGGGCATCCCCACGGGCACGGGCGGCGAGGTGTTCAGCAACCTTGAATTGCGAGAAATCACCGACGCCGAAATCGCGTCGTTTGATTACATCTACGAGGGCATCGACTGGGGCTGGTATCCCGACCCCAACCATTGGAGCAAGATGTGCTATCGCCCCTCGAAGATGACGCTCTATATTTTCGATGAACTGCGCTGCAACAAAACCCCGAATGAGGTTTTCTGGCAGCGTCTACAGAAAGAAAAGAACGTAACATCGCAAGACCTCATTATTGCAGATAGCGCCGAGCCGAAATCCATTGCGGACTTGAAAGCCTACGGCGCATCCATCCGCCCCACTGAAAAGGGGCCGGATTCCGTGCGGTACAGCATGAAATGGTTGCAATCATTGGTGAAAATCGTTGTTGATCCCAACCGATGCCCGGAAACGGCGCGAGAGTTCGCCGAATACGAATACGAGCGCACCAAAGACGATGAACTGACCGGGCAATACCCCGATAAGGACAACCACAGCATTGACAGTGTGCGGTACGCGCTCAATCCAGTCTGGAAACGGCGCGGCCTGTGAGGTACAGCTCATGTCTATTTTTTCAAGTATCTATACCATGATAAGGCAGGTGTTAGGCAGAGTGATTCCGTATCAGAATATCCAGCAGGTGGAGAACATCGACACGCCGCTGTCGCAGGAGATGCAGATTGCTCTCGAAGCATGGCACCGGGCGTATCTGGACAAGCCCACCTACAAAAACGAGCAAGTCAAAACCCTCAACATTCCTGCGTTCATCGCGTCCGAGATTTCCCGGCAGGTCACGCTTGAATTTAAGTGGAGCATCACGGCGGGCAAGGATGACGGCACCGGCGAGGACATCACCAACCCGCGCTCGGAATTTCTGAGCAAAGAGTTTGAAAAACTGGCTACACAATTACGGAGCAAAACCGAGATCGGATGCGCGGCTGGTGGCATGACGATAAAGCCGTATGTCCGTGACGGGCATATCTATTTCGACTATACCCCCGATTGGGATTTGTACCCCATCGCTTTCGGCGATGATGGCGACCTGTCCGA